ACGAGCGAGCGTTAGCCAATCCGGACTTCAACGCATCCTGATCGACCCCTATGCGGACGTACAGCGATCCAATTTGGCTACCGAACCCGTCTGCCATTCTTCATCATCCGTTCTAGACGTTCGACGTCTTCGTCGGTCAGAGACCCCGCGTAGTCACGGGACTTGTCCCTGGGCCGCTTGATCTCGTGGATCCGCCACCACTCTTGCGGGGTCATCGCCCAGAACTCACTAGGCGAGATCCCCCATCCACACACCGCAATGTCGTAGAAGACGCCCCAATCGACCTCAGTTACTTGGCCTTCTTGGGGCTGGCGGCGTTTCCCTGCTTTGGCGCCGGGAAGGCTGCGATCACGATGGCCTGCGCCATACCAACGATGGAGGACTTGTCACCATGGATAAGCTCCTGGTACACCTCCTCGGCGGTAACGACGGCGCCAGCATTCTGAAGGAACACCGTGACCGCCGTTGCCACGTGCGATAGTTTCGGCGCGCCTTCAGTGAGACTGCGGGCGAGATCCGTCAACGACACGGACTGCTCAACACGGTTGAGCAGGGCCATGGTGGGCTTGATCTGGTAGACCTGACCCTTCCAGCCGATCTGGACTTCGTTGAACACCGCAGCCATCAGCTAGCCTCCGGCGTGAAGGTCCATGCACCGCTCGACTGGACGGTCGCCGAGAACGTCACAGACTCGTTGTACGGGGCGCCGACTTCAAAGTTGCCGATGAAAAAGTCGCCCGTGATCGTCCCGAGGCCCGGGATCACCAACGCGTACTGCTCGAGGAAGTTGGACGTAGCCGGATCCAGGGCCTGCAACGCCCAGTCGTCCTGGCGGAGAATCCCCTCGACAGTCATGTCGATGGATCGGCTCGCCGGCGTGCTGAGCAGCGTTCGGAACGCACCGTCGCAGTCCTGGGTGATATCGATGGGTTCACCGGCGATGGTGATGGTTTTCGTCCGGGCGCAGATACGAGGACCGGTATCGTCCGCACCAACGTAGAACGCAACGTCGCGGCCGGCAATTGCCTGCAATTCAGCCATGGTAAGGCCTCCTAGTGGGTAGTAATGAGACGGAACCGGATCACGCCGTGCCGGGTAATGCCGTCAGGGTCAAGAAAGGTTTCCTGGTATTCGGCCTGGCACAACACCGTGTAGGCTCCCGTGATGGGTAGTCGGTAGTTGTGCATGCCGTCGTAGATCGCCTGCAAAATCCGCTTGGCTTCGATACGACCGTAGTAGCGGCTCCAGGCATGTATCGTCAGGGTCGATTCAGCGCCGTTGTTGACGTCATCGTCCCAGGAAATACTGGTGTCATCCCCGATCACAACGTAGGGGAACTGAGTGGGCTGAAGGACATCGTCGTACACCCTGGCCCCCACGATGGCCTGAAGCGGGGCAAGTGAGGCCAACCGCTGGTAGACAGCGGTCTGGATCTCTGCGCTTTTCATTACGATCTCTTGAACCAGCCGGCAATGCGACCCCACATGCTGGGCGTCTTGACATCGACCTTCGACGCCGCACGCGAACTCATCTCCGCCAAACGCTTGTTCCAGCCGGGCCGAGCCTGTTCCAGTGCCGGGACCATATAAGGCCGTGCCGACATCTCCTGTGTTCCAAGCTCAAGAAACTTCCCGTAGTCGAGGTCCGTCCCAACATCTGCCATCGTCCCGTAGGAAGCGACTCGGATGCTGCCCGCCAGGCGTCCGGTGTCAGTATTGGGCGGCATCCCAGGAGGAGAGGCCTCATGCGTGCGCCGCGGGTTGTACTTCTGGTAGGTGCGTCCACCCGACGACTTCTTCTGGATCGAACGCACCGCGTTTGACCGTACGATCTGCGAGGTCAGCCGCACAGCAGAGACGATCTCGGACTCCATCTGCGCACCGTACTGCTGGAGGTTGCTTTGGAGTTCCTCAACCCCTAGGACTTGAACCTGGAGCGCCATCAGACCGCCACTCCTTCCTCTACCGACAGCTCAAGCCAGCGGTGACGCTCTTCGATGTCCACCACCCCCCGGATTTGATATGGCTGCCCCTTGTACCAAACGCGCATGTTCGGCTTCGGGATAGGGCTGTACCGGGCATAGACGCGATGCATGACACCTGCCTGAAGCTGCATTGCCTGGAGCCGCTCATACATGCTCGCGTGCCGCCACTTCGTGCGGCCGCTCCAAACGGTCACCCACGCCTTGATGTGCCCTCCCGCCCCGTCAGGAACGGACTGCTCCTCCTGGATCTCGATAGGCACGATCAACTGGCCCGGGATGATGTCGCAGCACGCAACCACTACAGCCCCCCGACAATGCGCCGGCGCGGCCGCAAGAGCGCTTTGGCGCCGGAATTCGTCACTGCGTCCGTAGCGTCACAGGCCCCACGGTGTTCGTAGAGGTACGCCGCGATCATCTTGATTGCCTCGGTCGCCCAGGCTGGCGCGGGGTTATATCCAGCAGTGAACTCGATGACGAGCGGGTGTTCCGAACCGGAAACCTCAACCCGACCCGTTGGGACATCAGCCGTCCATTCCTCCGCCGTCACAGAATTCACCGACACAACGGGCCATTTCGGCAGATCTACCCACCATGCAAAGAGGGGAATGATCGGCGCCAGTCCCCCGAATGGGACGTTTCGGTCGGGGTAGCGGTCGTACTTCACCGTCCAATCGCGCTGGACGATCTCAACATTGGTGAAGTCGATTACCGCCTGGGTAGCGGCAAGCAGCAGCCCGTTGAGCATGCCCTCCTGCGGCGCTCCGGACGCATTCTCGTCGTCGATCAGCCCGAGGTATACAGCGAGCTCGACTGCCGTAACCGGAGACGTTAGATCATCGTCGGTCCAGGACGCGACGACGTTAGGCCTTGTCTGCTGATTTCCGCTTACCGGCACGAACATGCTTGACCTCGGGGTCGATGACCTTCAGCTCGCGGACATAGCCGCGGCGGATGTATTCCTGCTTGGGATTGACGTGCTCCTCGTTTCGCCGGTGCATCGTGGCACCGTCTGCGAAGTTGAGGTTGTTGACATACTTGGGCATCACACCCTCCTGAATGCATACGAGCCGATTCCCTCTCGCCCGATCAGCGTCTCGAGATTGTTTTGCTCGACGCAAGCAAATCCCTGTTTAGCGAACCAGTCTTTAAGGCCGGTGTCCGTGAAGTACCAGACATGCTCATTGGGCCGAAAGTGCTTGCTCCGTAGGCAATGCTCGGAGTTATCAAAGATCGGCAAACTCACGAACACCCATTCGTCCGCGTGGCTGACCGCCTTTTCGATATCGAAGATGTGCTCCAGGCTGTCCCAGAAGGTCAGGGCTGGATACTGGCGGCCATATAGGTCGTCCCATATCCCGCCCTCCTTAAGCCACGCCACCCCCGCTGGGTTCACATCGAACCCGTGTGCTTGAGGGTGGGCCAGAACGAACTGCCCGCACCCTATCCCGACGTCCAGAACTGGGCCATCCCAGTGACGCAAGACCATCTGCACCCGCGCTTCAGTCAGGGCATGCCCGATGGGGGTGTCAGCCTGGCGCCGGTACTTCTCGAAATACTCCCGGTCGTACGGCATGTCCTCCTGCCGGACCGGGTAGAACCCCCTTCCCTCCTGGGGCAGCCACACCATCTGCCGCCCTCCCTCCAACGCCTTGTTTATCGAGCCATAGGGAGAAGTCACGGTTGAATCCACTGATCACCTTGTCACAGTTATGGTGGTGCTGGGTACACATGCAGTACCGGTTTGGTCTCGCCCACCCGACCTGGGAAAGGTCCATACGAGGCGAGGTAATCACCTCCGGGGCGTTATGCCCCCCACATCCCCCAAGGACGCAGTACAGAGGCGTCCCAGAGGCAATACAGGCCGGAACGATCCAGCCCACCCCGCCTACAACCACAGCGGCATGCTGGACCAGGGACAGAAGCGCCTCCACACCCAACTCGCCCTTATGCAGATGCAGGTTCGCCGGCGGGCAGATGCCTCCAACTAGCCATTCCTTGTTGGGGGAAAGGTCCGCCACCGATACCACGAAGTACCCACGCCTACGCAGCTCCATCGTGGCTGCGTAGACATATCGAGGTTCAGGATTGCGCGCCTCGTTCAGCCACTCCTGCCGGGCGGTAACAGGCCGCACTACGGCAATAGGCACATCCGCCTGGACCGGACACGGACCGAAGTCGGGCAAGTCGAAATCCGGCTCCACTCCGAACTGCCGCCGCATGGCATCGACGATCGACCCTCGGGCAAGCTCTGCGCTGCCGTAACCGATGCGGATCGACCGCAGCCTACGCGGAGGAGTCTCATAGACTTTCTGCGCGGCGACGTTTTTGGCCTGCGTCCTAAGCCTCGTTACTGGCCGCACGAACCGAACACCAGGAATGTCCCGGTACAACTGGGGCCATGACGTCTCCAGCCACACCGGACGCCCGAGGTTCTTTACAAATCCTCGCTGGTAGATGTTGTCTCCAAGGCCCTGCATGCCTCGGATAAGGATTGCTCCAGGCTCGCCCTGGGGAACCAAGGAAGCGCTGACACCCTGCTGCTGTTGATGATGTCGAATGCGGCCAAGGACTTGAACTGTTCGATCCATCCCTTGCATTTGGCCGCGTCCGGGTTATTTCCATTAGGGTGGTTGCCGTGCCAGTGCGTGCCGTTCTCGACCGAGCAGTCGTAGCCCAGGAGAATCACGCGCTTGGCGCCCTGCAACAGCGCAAACTGCACCGCACGCAGGCCGCTGTTCCAGTAGCCCACCGCGTGGTGATAGTTCAGTCGGTACCACCGGGCTGCCGACCTATTACAGGTCCAGCGCTCGGCGGCAATATTTATCTCCCGGATGTGCCGGCTCCACCAGTCCGAGTCACCCGCGTAGATGACGTCGGCGAATGGAGCCAGCTTCCAAGAGTTGTTGACTGCGATGGTAGGTAGCCCGGAGGCCCCCACCAAATCGCAATCAGCCTTGGTTAGGGAGGGGCCGCTTGCGATGCAAACGACCGTCTCCCAGTTACGACCCGGCTTCAAACGTGCCCTTGACCAGAGCCAGCGGCAGTTCGATACCGAAGCCCAGGCGCTCTTCACCCAGGATCGCCACACCGTTCTGGACGAACAGGTTGGCGTGGTGCTCGGAGAGGCGCACTTGGTAGCCCTCGCGCTGGTACAGCGTGGCCGCGAGATTAAAGTCGCCCAGGATGAAGTCCGAGTCCTGGATGGCGTTGGACACGATGACCGGGACGCGCCACAGACGCGGCGTGCCGCCGTCCTGCACCGACACCCACACGTAGTGACCGTCAGAGCCCTTGGCGGTCTCGATGGTTTGCCAGTCGTCCGGGGACATGACGGCGCCGGTCACGTTGTAGTAGTTGTTCTTTTGCAGGGCCGTGATGCCCGACCGGAAATGGTCGATCATGGCGGCCGCCTGGGTAGCGCCCGAGGTCGGAGGGGTAACGCCACCGATATCAGTCACGGCCGGGTCCACGAACATGCCCGTGAAATTCTGGCCGGTGCCGTCGCCGTACAGGATCTGGGTGTCCTTGACCAGTTGCAGGCCATACCACAGGCGGTTGTCGATGTACGAGCGCATACGCTGCACGTCGGCCAGGATCTGCCGCGAGGCGATGATGTAGTGCGCCAGGGTCTGGATGGCCAGGGTATCCGACTCGAAGGTGATGTCGGACTTGGGCTTGGTGCCCAGCTGACCCGGCTGCCAGCCGGCGTTGTTGGTGAACAGCAGTTCGCGGAAGATCTGCACAGCGTCGGTGTTGACCGGGATGGTCTGCACCAGCTGCGACACGAACAGGGGCTGATCCGGGTTGCGGAAGATCTCCTGACGCAGGAAAGGCGTCAGCAGCGGGCCGGCAGAGGACGGACCGCCAGTGATGTCCTTCATCACGACGGGACGGGATTCGCCGCGGGCGCCGCCCTCGATGTAGCTCTTGTAGATCTCCGACTCGATGAATTGCTGGCCGGCGGTCTTCACTTCCTCTTGGCCGTTAAAACCGGGGCGGTTGCCCTTGGCTTCGATTTTGCCCAGACGTTCGCTCAGGCCCTTGTAGTCCGCGGCCACTTGATCCAGGGACTTTTCTGCTTTGGCCAGGGCTTCTGCGGTCGCTTTGGTGGTCTCGCCAGTGGCCCGGATCTCGGCCATCTGCTTTTCGACCAGCGTCTTGATTTCGCCGACGGCCTTCTCAGCCGCCTCTTGTACTGCCTTCAGTTCGATAGCGTCATTCGCGCTCATGATTGGTTCCTCAGTGATTGCGGGCAAAGCCGCTCAGGTTTTCGAAGGTGGCCAGAAGGCCCTTCAGGTCTGGCGGCTCACCGCGCACAGTGGCCAACGCCGGCTGCGCCTTGATGAGTGCCTGCAACTCAGCGAGTGCCTTTAGCAGCGGCTCGCTGTCTTCGAGACGGATGCCGTAGCGGATCGCCTCTTGAATCTGTTTCACGCCAGTAATGACGGCGTTCTCGTTCGCGGGAAATGTGACGGGGCTGAACTCCATCAACTTCACTTCCTTGATGTGTCGAATGCCGTCGCCGTCCATCTCGGCCTTTCCTGCCGGGATGCTGAATCCGATGGACATGCGGTCCACCACTTCATCGCGCATGAGCTCCAGCGCCTCATCGCCCAGGGCGGTCTTGCTGATGCGCCCCTTGACCCAGAGCCCCTTGTCGTCCTCGCGCATCTCCGTCGGGATGCCGATGGGGTCTCTGTGCTGCCAAAGCACCTTGATACGCTTGGCCGGGAAGGCCTCGCGAATGGATTTGGCAAAGGCCCCGGGATGGATGACGTCCGCAACCTGGTCCAGGTCCCACGTCGCCGCGTACCCCTGGAACGTGCGCGCGTCCATGTCCACGCTCGATTCCTTGAGCGAGACCGTCTTGAATTCCATGTGTTTTCCCCTTTCAGGGCTCGATGTAGAGGGCCTGACAGCGGCAGTTGATGACTTGCTCGGGAGGTCCTGACGGATCCCCTGGATACTCCAGTCGGCTTCCGCCGACCCTGAACGGCTCGTTCAGTCCGACTTTTTGACCGTCTGCAGAGTGATGGTCAGGACGGGTGCGTGAGTCCTCGGCGCTGCACCACTCCCGGATGACTTCGATGTCCGAAATCTCGGCCGATTTCTGGTTCGCCCAGCCTGCGGCCATATGGGTTTCTGTTCTGGCGATGGTGTTGGCACGAAGCGCCGAAAAGGCGGGAATCCGCTCTCGGATCGCCTTACCGATCTCTGGCACCCCCATTCCCTCTGCTTCACCGCGCATGACCATCGCCCGGATTTGGTCGATGGTCGTGTTCGTGACTTGAGTCACCTTCGTCGCAATCCACCGCCTGGCGAAGTCAGCGAAGGCCGCCCGGAAGATGTCCATGAGCAGATCCTTGCGCTCCATCGAGCCGTGGCGTTTGCCGACCTGATCGATGAACCGCTGGCCGAATACGGACGCTGTCTGCTCCCAGCCGGCCAGGATGATTCGGCCAGAACGGTTTCGGTCTAGCGTCCCAGCATCGAATCCCCCGAAGCGCTCGTACTGGTCCACAAGGGACGCGTAGTCCTGGGCTAGAGCTACGCGCATCTGCCTATCGAACCGAACACTCAGACGTGCCTGTAGCGCATCTTGGAGCCTGCGCTCTACCTCGCGGTTACTACTTCCGATCCGACGAGCCATAGGTCAGCAGTGCGAGCGCCTTTAGCCCTTCATCCGTCAGCTCGGGCGGCTCTTCCTCGCCCTCCTGCTGGTCAGGGGGCTGTAGAGCGGCATCGAAATCGAAGTCGGTCGGCACCAGGCCTGACGGCAGGTACCCAACGTCCCCGCCTTCGATATCCTCGAAGCCCAGCTCGTACTTCTGGTTCAACTGGTTGAATGGGACGCCCATGGACCAATAGCCCTTCACGACCTCGAGGATTTCCTTCTCGTTCGTCTGAAGGGCCTCTACGCTGCTTGTGTCGTAGACGATGCGGATCTGATCAGCCGGGCCGAACTCCCGAGCCACCGAGCGGTTGAGCGCGCTCTTGAGCTCCCGCAGCAACGGAATGATCGTGTCCAGCCAGAACGACTTACGGACCTCCTGTGCGCTGGCCCGGTTCGCCGACGCCAGCGATGCCAGCATTTCGGCAGTCCCGTAGACGATTCCGATTTCTTCCCGCGTCACATTACGGGTGTTCAGATAGTCCATCTCCACCGGTGAGAGGGACATCTGTTGCCATTGCGCCCCGCCCACAAGCCAGGGCTCACGGGCGGTTCCCTGGGTGGCGTACTGCTCCTTGATCTGCTTGCGGCCCTCGGCGAACTGCTCCGGCGTCAGCGTCTCCGGGTACGTAAACACGCCATCCGGGATCCCCCGGTTTTGCAGGCTGATCTTCTGCCAGGAAGCTGCGGCGTTATCCACGTCCACCGCCTTCCCCGCCGCCATCAGCGGAGCCTGGCCATACAGGAGGCTCGCGGGATTGCAGTAGGCAAAGTGGGCAACGTTTTGCGCTGCCAGAAGCTCCTTGCTGCGGAAGCGGTATGCCTCGACCAGTTCCTGGTTCCCCGGGATGATCTCCATCTCGTGGGGCAACATAGGCCAGAGCTCGAGAACGATGCCCTGCCCCTGCCGAACCTTGGCCCAGTACCCGTTCCCAGCCAGGTCAAGATGCGTGACGAGCAGCCGCATCAGGTCGGCTTGCTCCATCTCGGGATTCGGGCTGTCGAGCAGTACCTGTAGAGGGTGATTCGGCTCTACTCGCTCCCAATCGCCCCCACGGCGAGTTTCGACGTACCAGGGCACCGAGGCGATAGCGTTAGCCCGCAGCGAAACCGACCGGTATACCCACGCCGAGGCTTTGTACCCTTCCGAGGTAGCTTTCTGGCTATCCCAGTCTGTCCACTGCGCGCTACCGCGCATCCATTCGGGCGCGAGGAACGGTTCTCGGGCGTTGGCTCTGTCGGGCGTCACCGGTGGCGGTGTGCGCCTGAAGAACTGGAAATATTCCCGAAGAGATGCCATCTATGCCCGAGCGAACATGAACCCGCTGCGGCGCTTGATTAGCGGCCCAAGCGAGTACCTGATCGCGTCTATGTAGTGATTGAATGCGTCCACGATGTCCGGCAGAACGTCCCCCGTCTGCCGGTCCACTTTGTAGCTGTACATCCTCGCTTCCCGGATCGTTTCCTTGCAGCGCGGATGGATGATGATTTCCTTGTAGGAGCGAAGGTGGGCGATGCCGTCCTCCACGCTCCCCTGCCATTTCTCTACGGCAGTCAGGCTTGGAAGGCCCTTGCGCCTCACGTGACTAATCGACTCCGGCCTGGCCGAATCGGCCCGGATCACATACCGCTCGATGCCGGGGATCCGCTGCTTGACGTACTCCGCGGTGTCGTCCAGCTCAAGGCCAGGGCGCCCTGCTTCGTACTCCACCCACAAGCGGCT